CTCTCCAGTGTCACTTCCGCCTTTGCTTTTGCCAGCCAAACTGGCGACTTTGCCAAAGACATTACGGTCGCCGTCGCAGGCCTTCTGGGCTTCGACGTCAGCGGCAAGAAGGAGCTCGATGACATCATCCTCTTGAAGACAAAGCAAGCCCAGGATTACCTGGCAGCCCCCACTGCAAAATGGGTCGGCGACTATTTCCAAGAGATCAGCAATTTTGCAAGAGATACAAGGGCCTGCATTCAGAACAACAAGGGTTTGGGAGACACTGTCACCCTCGGCTCTCTCATGACCCTCATTAACAACATCGACGATCGCATCCGCAGCATCAGAGAAGAATGGACTAACAGAGCAGACAGAGTCGTTCCAGTTGGCGTTTGTATCTGGAGCCCGCAAGGTGGTCTCGGCAAGAGCACACTGGCCAGGGACATCCCTCTTGTTATCTCCAAAAGGCTCAAGGGATTTAACAGCAATGTTTTTAGCTATCAGCCAACAGCAGCTCATTCAAGCAATTACTACGGTGAACACACAGTTTGGCTGGACGAAGTTGGTGGAGCCAGAGGCCTCTCACCGGAGAAGTCTCCATACATCAAGCTCAATGATATTATTTCTGGCAACTGCGTTCCCATGCCATCAGCAGATCTCAGCGGTAAGAATCAAGTCCTCAAACCGAAGCTCGTTATACTCACAGGCAACGTTGGTCTTGACGCCTGCGGCACAGCTCTCCATCAAAATGCCGCTGCCGCCCTTCGCACTCGCATGCTAGAGCTCCAGGTTTACCACGACGGCTTTGACAAGAGTTTGGATGATTTCAGGAACAACCAACCATCACGCAAGGAGGACTTTAGCCACCTCAAATTCAGGGTGGTTTCTCCCAATGACCAGAACAAAGACACAGTCTACCCCCGCACAGATGGCGCTCCTGATGATCGTATAACCTATCAAGAGGTTATCGACATTATTGTCCACAGACTTGCTAGAGCACACAAGGCCTTCAAGCAGAGGTCCCCCGAAAGTAGACTCAACAGCATCCCAGTTGATTACCTCAGGGATGGCGACGGTATCATTGACGTCAGCCATTCTGCTGGGGACTCTAAGTTCCTTCATTACGTAGCAGGCAGGCCAGGGTGTGGTAAGTCAAAGGTCCTAGCTCCCACTTTCACAGAGGCAGCTGGTCTCTTAGGCTGCCCAGTCAGAAGCTTTAACTCTTTGACTGAAGCCATTGGCGCCGCCCCTTCTCTTAGACCTGACAGTCTCGTCGTCCTCGACGACGCATTCAACCCGAGCAGACAACAGGACCAGAGCGCATTCATGACGTTTTACAACTCGTGTCCTGCCCTCACGAAGATCGTCGTCATTTCCAACTATGGCCCCCCCCTTGGCCCCATGGAGAAGCTCAACCACTCTTATTGGACCCGCCCTTATGAGTACATCAAAGCATTTGAACCCGGTCTTGAGAGGAGATTTCCTTTCTCGGACACACCTGAAACCAGGCTGGTTGTGGCCAATATGAGTGGGGCTGCTTACCGAGACGGCCAGCCTTTTACCAGTTCCAGCCTCCTAGTCGATTGGGGGCTTTTTAATGCCGGCGCCGCTTTCCCGAAACAGTTAGACAAGATGCCAGACCCTGTCGGTTTCACCATGCATGAGTCCGACTTGTGGCTCGAACTAGACACCGAAGACGAAGCAGCCATCAAGAAGGCAGTTCTCACTAACAGTAGCTTCAGGCTCAAGGCCTTCCTGGCCAAACATGATCTGAATAGGGTCAACATGGCCAGCCTTGGCGCGGTTTTGAGGCGACTTTTCCATGCCCTCAGCGTTGGTGTCCCAAACCCTAAGCTCTATCTTCAAGTCAAAGACAAGCTGTACTTCTTCAATGGCAG